ACTTAAAGTTTTATTATTTTTAATATTAGGCTTAATTGATTCTAAAATTTTTTTTATTTCTTTATTTGATTTCATATTAAATTGATTTTATTAGTTTAGTTTCTACTTCTTGACTAACCTCATATTTTGCCTTTATAGCATCTATTGAACCACCTTTCATTAAATACTCAACAGCTTTTCCAAAGTGTTCTGTATCGGCTTTTAAAATAGGTTTACTTGGCTTTGCTTGTTCTCCAGCTGCATCAGTATCTTTATCCGTTACTAAGCCTAAAATTGAACTTAAAGCATATCTTCTAATATAAGTAATTGCGCTACCTAAAACTTGAAAATCATTCATACCTTTTAATTGAACTCCTTGAGGTATTTCGGTAAGTGATTCAATTGTTTCTCCTGTTTCTGTTTGGAAGATAATTGTCTTTACACAATTGCCCATAATTGGTTGAGTAAACCCTAAATTATGTTTTGCTAATAAAGGATTGATTTTATCAAAGATAGTTGGAAGGTCTGCGTAAGAATAACCATAACCTTTTGTTTCTTTGTGGATAACTGGCACTTCTTGTTGGAATGCTGCTAAACTTTTAAATAGTGATTTTTGTTCCTGTGTTTTCATAATAGATTGATTTAATTCTTTTTATTTTTACTTTTTTGTACTGAATAGACTAAAATGGTAGCCCATCATCTTCTATTTTAGGTGTGTACTTTGTTTCATTTGAGTAAGTCTTTGTCTCATTATCTTTTTTAAATGGTTCTGTTGGTTTCCAATTATCTATTTCTAAATAATGTGTTGCTTTACCTTCAACTTTATTTTTTTTCTCTTTGATAAGACAATTAACCCAGCCTTTTATTAAGCATGATTTTAATGTTTCAATATCTTGTTCTGAGAATGAAACTTTTGTTAGTTCACCAAATTTTGTAGTTACTATTTTAGCACTACCTACGAATGTTTTAGTTTCCATTTTTCTTTTGTTTTTTATTTGTTATTGTAAATTCTTTAAAACGAGTATTAGATTTAGAGTTGATACACCATTCTTCATTAATAGTGTAACCTTTCTTTCTAATCTTTGCTAATACTTTGTGAAGGTTAAGAGTGCCACAGGCACATTCTTTTTTAGTTATTTGATAGGCATTTGAGCCTGTAATAACTTGCCCACCTAATAAGGCATCGAGGATTGCTTGTTCTTGTGTTTTCATGGTTACAAATTTAATAATTAATTTTTAACTGAATTATAATTTAAAAAATTATCCGTAATTGTTTCTATCTGATTTTGAAGTAGATAGTATTTTTCTGTTAAATTTTGGTCGTATAGTTCTAATCTTTTTAATTCTGCTAACTTTAAAGCAGTATCATAAAGCTCACTTTCTTTTTGATGAATATCATTTAAGGCATACAAACTTCTTCTAGTTAAGCCTTCTATATAAAATTTATTTTCCATACTTTTTAATCTTTAAGTTATAAAATTCATCAATTATATCTAACAGTTCATCTTTACATTCGCCTTCTTTAAAAGCCTTTCCTATTGTAACTAAGCTGAAATACTTTTTCTTTGTTATTCCATAGCGCTTCAGCTTTGTGTGGTCTCCATGAGTATAATACTCACTCATTTTTGTTTTAATTGTTTCGGGTATTTTCATTTGTTTTTAATTTAATTTTAAATAAGTCGCTATAAAGTAGCGCAAAGAAGTAAGTTACCTGCAAGCACTACTTAGTACTTCCAAACACAATTCTCGTGGTATTTTAGATCGTTCGTAACTACCTTTCCGCCCCTGCGTTCCTGTCTTGCTTCCTCTCGGTGCAGGTTGGTGATGGCAGTTTTTATTTCCATTGTGGCAAATGTTTCTCGGCTTCCATGTTTGGCTATTAGTCCAAATATCTGTCGGCTTGGCTCTATCATCTCCATATTGGCAATACCATATTGTGTGCCTTTTTAATTCCTGCATAAACGGCATTTTTCTTAGCATTCCTCGTGGGTTCTCAATAAAGTAAACCATGTTAGGGTTTATCTTTTCCCACTCGTGTATCAGTCCAATAAAATGCCTATTCACCTGATCGCATTTTTTAGCATAATCACTCTTTGGTTCTGTTCCGTTTCTATGTGTGCTTATTGCTGCAATCGTGTAAGTCGTGCAATCAGGTGAAGCCCACACAACATCAGGTATAAAAGGCACATCTTCTTTTTTCATTTCTCCAATATCAATAGCCAAATTTATCCCTTCAAACATTTGCCAGTCCACACTAAAAACTTTCATTCCTAATTCTTCACCAACCTTTCCCACACTTCTACTCCCTGCGAAAAGTTCCAGTAATTTACCCGTGCCAGCAGGTAACAGCACCTTTGCAAAAGCAGGGGTTTCGTGGTTAAATAAAGTTTCTTGCATCTAATTATATTTTATCGGTTAATAAACATTTGTACTTCTAAGCCCTGCCTTCGCAAAGCTGCAAAACGTTAGGTACAATATTTTTAAATTCTCCCCGCCTGTGTGTGTCAATCTAAATGTTCATTACAACTTTGACAAATCTTAAAAGCATATTCTCCTTCTCTATGATAATAGCTTATAGTATCATAATGCTTACATTTTAGTTTTTCAATTTTTACAGCATTTTCGTTCCAAGTATCAATTAAAGCCTCAATAACGTAGTCATTAATATTAACCTTTTCATTATTTGTAATTATTGTAGCATATCTTTCTTTAGCAAATTTTACTAAATTTATCTCTATTTTTTCATCTTTGTATTTCCAAAATACTTTTTTTTCTGCATCTATCATTGTTCATTTATTTTAATCGTTCACAAAATCGTGAACATAGTTTTTAATTTCTCCCCTTCTGTTTAAAAATACTGATACCTAACAGCACCTAAATCGCAACTCCGCTACGCTACGCAGCGTTTAGCTGCAAACCGTTATAATATAACTTGGTTTTTAATATCTATGCTTTTAAACATTTTAATTAGTTCCTGACTAAACTGTAAGTTCCAATCAAATTCAAGCTGATTATTTCCGATGAAGATTTTATGCTTTCCAACTACCTGACCTTTTTTATAGAAGTCAAAACAAAAGTGAGTTTCAGTATCTGTTATAAACATTTCCATTGTTGTATTATCTAAACTTACATTACTTATGTTGATTCTATTGTAGTTAACTAAGTTAGCATCTATATAACCATACCAGTATTCAAGGTTATTGTTTAGTTCTATTTGATTTGAGTTATTCATAAATTTGTTTTTTAATTGTGTTATATACTTCGTTATATTCTTTTTCTGTTATTTGCTCATAGCTGCATGGGTATTGCATCATGTGTTGAGTAACCTGAATTGAATGCTCAAACTCCCCTAAAAATAATACTGTGGTTCTTGTTTCTTCTACCATGTAATAATGATAGTGTTGTTTAGTAAATAATGGTAGTTGTACTTCCATTTGTACTTTTTCTTTTCGTTCGATTGTGATTTTCATTGTTTGTGTTTTTAATTATAAAGCAAATATAAAGCAAATTATAATATAAACAACAAAAAAAAGCAACTATTTTTTATAATAATTGCTAACTAATTGAAAATCAATAAGAAAATTTTATTCTTTATTCGCTCTTTTTTTTATCTTTTTCTTTTCCCAATGGCGAATGATAGCAGCTACTAATAAAGTAACTATTGAACCGACTACTGAATTATCAACCCCACTAATGAAAGAACCGCCACCAGTAACTTCATGTACTGCAACCGCTGTGTTTACTACTTCACTAACTACTGTTGTTAGTGTATCATTTACTAATTGTAATAACATTTGTATATTGTTTTAAATTGTTTATATTTGTTCTTCGTTCTTTGTGTTTTTCATAAAAATTTCTAACTCTTAAAAGCATCTTTCGGGGTGCTTTTTTGTTTTATACTATTTCTATTGTATGTATTTCGTTATTATGTAACAATAATCTGTTTACTAAATCCGTTTCAGCTTTTGTGCTTTCAAATATTGAATTATGCCCTTTTTTATAGCCTATAAGAATACATCCTAATGAATGCTCTGCTGTATTACCTCTGTGTAATAAAACCCCGTCAAATCCTTTTATTTGAAGAATACGAGGTAACATCCTTTTGAACTTTGGCGATTGATTAACTGTTAGCTTATAGAAGCCTGAAGGAATTGCAGTAAGTCCGAAAATCTTTTTTGCTTGAATAAATAAAAGAGAATCACTTTGTTTCAATCCTCTATCTTTATCTTCTAATGTATAACAAAAGAAAACATCATTTATAAATAATGATCCAATAGTGCAAACATCATTTTTTGTTTCCCTAACTACTTTTAGTTTCATCTTCTATTTTCTTAGGAATTACAGCTTCGTTTGGTTTACTATACAATTGTTCAAGTCTTTCACGTTCTAAACAATTATACAACTTAGCTTCTAAATGTTCTACTCTTGTATGAGTATGCCATAGCCACAATACTAAAACAGCAGTTGCGCCATGTTTCTTAATTAAGTCTAATGTCTCTTTCATTCTATTGGTGGTAATGGTTGTGGTGTATATGGGCTTAATGGAATATTTAATAAATAAGCATATTCCGTATTTGATACATCCTGTTCATCCTGTTCACTTAAAAATAAAAAATAAACTCCGTTTATGTCCTGAACGAAATTAAAAAATGTATCTGAATCTATAAAAGTTCCTTGTAATTCTATTGCCTGTTTATTAGTTACTATCCTTCCGTAATATTCCATAATTAATAATTATTAATTCCAAAATAAGTCATTAATGCATTTACTCTTGAACTCAAGTTTGTAGTTTCAGTATCTGTTAATCCTGCTCCAATTGAACTAAATCTACATTCACGATTAGAGAATATTCCAGCAACTGATGAATTATTTATAGCACCTAAATAAATAGTATTTGTTGTAGTTGCATTTGAAGCTGTTGTTAAAGATTGAATTGAACTGCCATTTTTAAATAATTTTAAAACATTACTTGCAGTCCTTAAGCCAACATAAAATCCTCTTGAATCAGCATTTGCAATATATGTAGGCACCCCTGCATTATTATATCTTACAGCTGCTCCCGAAGTCGAATATCTACATGATAACTCTGTATAAGAATTGGGAGTATTTTTTAAAGCACCCATTTCAATTCCTGTTATTGTGCTATTAGTTCCTGAATAATATGACAAATGTCCTGTATTTAAACCTAAAACAGAAGTTGATAAAAAAGAATCTGCATAGGCACTTGTTCCATTTGGTGTAATTCCTGTACTTGCATGTGTCCAACCAGTTGAAAATGTTAATCTATAAGCTCCATTTGTATCTGTTGGATTTATTAAATTCCATTTATTTGCAGTTGCTGAACTCCAAATAGGTAAATACATTGCATTTATTTTAGAGTAAACACCATCTGTTTTAAGACCTAAATAAAAGGTGTTAATAGCGTTTTTAACTGCATCACTTGTTATTGCAGTATTTGCTGTAAAGTAAGCTAATGCATCAGCATCGTAGGTTACAGATCCAAATACTTGATAATCTCTTGTTGTAAGTCCTAAACTTAACTTCATTCTGAATAAGCTATTATAGTTCCGCTTGTTAAAGTAAGATTAGTAAAAACAGCATCACCGGGAGCGTAAATAATTGCCCCTTGCTTTAATGTTTTACCACTTAAACCAATTGATGTTAAATAGTTAGTTGTAGTATCAGGAGCAAAGCCACCTGTTAAAGTCGCTACTACTGTATCAGCTTGAACAATAAAACAGTAATATTTTTTTCCTGTTCTTGCTACTGTGTTATCAATATATTCACAGCCACCGTTTGCTGTTAGTCTTAATGCGTTTGCCATGTTGTTTATTTTTTAAAGTACCATTATTTTATTTCTTTGTAACCATAACGAATTATAGTTTGAGGATCACTTAAATCATAGGCATAAAATTCTTTTAAACCAGCATAATCCCCACCCGTATAGTAAATATTATATTTACCATTTTCTAGTTTTATTTCATAATAAAAATTCATCGTATAAATAAATTAAATTTTAATCTTACACCTGTTGGATTGGTTACCCATGTAGGAGTTAACCATTTTATTTCAATAGCATCACCAGCATTTACAGATATATTTAAGCCTGTTAAAATAGTTGATATATAAGTAGCATTTAATTTATAAGTATTGGTTAATAAAGTATCTGTTGCAGCACCATTAATCCCACCACTTAAAACTCTTACTGAAAAAGTTGAATTTTCAGAAGTTCCTAATACTGTATAAATTACAGAATTTATTCCTATTGATTTTATTTTACCAGTTACAGGAATAATAATAGAAGCATCTTTTGAAGTTGTTGAAGGAGCATCAGCAACACCTAAATAATAATTAGTAGCGTCAGCAGGATTAACATTAGATGCATGAAAAATGCTTTGCACAAAAGAATTTTCTAAATCACTTAAGGGTTTATTCTCATAACGAGTAGTGCTTGAGTTCCAAAATATACCGTCATTATTTGAAGGACTTGGCAAGTAACAATCGTGAAGCTCCCCGATTTCCCATCCGTTCATTACCTTACAATAGATTTTTCCTTGATTAGCATGGGCGTAAACTACATATCCAACTACAACTAAATGATTAGGTGCTGTTGGTTGAACTTTTGTCAAAGCTCCTGGTGTAGTTGAACTAACATAAAGAACATCGCCGTCATTCCATGTTTCACCTTGTAAACTTCCTGTCGTGTTTAATCCTGTTATCTCACCAATTACAATTATTTTTCCTGTTTGATTATTATTAATGTTTTCAGAAACAACTCCAATAGTATCTACTGAATTTCCATTGCTATCTGCTAAAGCATAATCAACTGCTAACCTTTGTCCTTGCGCTGTTTGAACTTTTAAAACTTTGTAACCTGAAGCCAATAAATTATCGCCTGTTTTATTTACTACTGTTAAAAATAGGTTTTCAGGATAACCTGCGCCACCTTCAGGCACATAGTCTAAATTTAACCATGTATCAACTCCATTTCCTATCTTATATCTTGGCTGGTCTGTTCCTGTATAAAGTACATCTGTACTTAAAGCCATTTCTCCTGCTAATAAAATAGGATTATTAGAAGTCCAATTTGCAGATGTATCTCGTCTTAATTGTATCTGTGCTGTTATTGTACTCATGCTTGTATTATCGAATTTGTATAAGTTGTATTTGAAGCCCCGCCATCTATTGTACTAACTTGTATTACTGTGTAAGTCTCACCGCCTTTTAAAGTAGTTATAACTGTTCCATTTTGGTTTACAATAGTAACTAAATTTGATGTTCCTGCATTCGTTATAGTTGAATCAAATGGTATTTGGCATCTATCGTAAGTAAAAGGTACTTTTAGATTTACATCAAAGTAGTAACCTGCATCTTCATCATCAAATCTAGGTTCGCTAAAAGGATTTAAAGTAACATTATCACTTACTAATTTCCAACCATAAATAGTAGAATTAAGCTGTGCAATAATATCTAAACATATTTGCTGAATATCACTAAATAACTCTAACTCATTTTGTTTGCCTTTAATCAATCTATCCATTACATAGATTCTTAAAACGTGTGTATAGGCATTTCCTTGTAATACAGGTGGTTCATAATCAACCCACATTGCAGGATATTCAGTTATTCCGCTAGTCGCAAACTCTATAACACTACCATTACCAAAAGAATTAATTTGATAATGTGCGTTTGCAATATTATTTAGGTTTTTTATTACTTGGTTTAACGTTATCATTCAAAAATTTTTTTAATATTTCAATTTTATTAAAGAGTTTATAACCACTCTTTTTAGTAACGTTTTCTTTTTTCAAATTTTTCTTCATAGCTGAATATTGAACGGTTACGACCTAAATAAATACTTTCTTCGTAAGAATAACCCTGTGGGTAAATAGTATCAAAGCCATCGCCAGGATTATCATATAATGGGTATTGGTCAGAATACTCAAATAAGTAATCAATTAATCTTTTAGTATGGTATTGTGCTTTGTCAGTAACTAAGTTCATAAAAGAATTTAACTCATTAAAATCAACTCCTGTACTGTTATCACTATTCTTTTTTACAATGTTCTTATTTGTTACCTTATAAGTTAAAAATGGTGCAGCCTCAACCATTACCCACCATTTGAGAGCAGGAATAATATAGTTATCTAATAAGGTAGTATTTAAAGCCGATAATGTATTTGTGCTTACTTGATTTATGATTTCATCGTATAAACCCGAACCAATATAATTTCTAATATGAATCTTTTGCGCTTCTTCAATAGAAATTCTTAAGTATTTTTCATCTACATTAGGGTCTACAAATGTGTAATCCTTAATGTAAGTTGCTGTTAATAATAATACTGTTGCCATTATTTTTTAATTTTTACAACGTTAGCACTCCAAATATGTCTGCAAAATGGTGTTCTTGTTTGACCGCCTTTTCTTGTCCACCAACCACCACGATAGTTCCAAACATCATAACCTACTATCTTACTAATTTGTTCGATTTGCGCTCTTGAATACATTTTATTTGCATCCAATAACTTAACACAGAACTCTCTTGAATTTCGTTTGTCAGGCTTAACTCCTGTTCTCCATTCGTAAGTATACATTATTTTGTAATCTTCGGTATCTGTACCTATTTTGTTTGATGTTCTAATAGCTTCGGTTGTTGGTACTCTAATATCTTTTTTTTGTCCGCCTGTGTTTGTTTCTTTAACCTTAATTAGTTCTTCTTTAACCATATCATTAATTAAATCAGCAACTCTATCTTCTTTTATTCTTAAAGTATCTGCAATTGTCTTGTTATCCATTAATGGGTCTTTATCTAATAATCCTACAATGTCTCTTTTAATTTGTTTGCTTAATGGAGAAACATCAACAGCAAAGTCAAAACGATTTTCTTCGTTCATAAACTTTTGCTCAATCACTTCATAATTTTCTTTATCATCCCCAAACATTTTAAATATTTCAATTACTTCATCAATTTCACTTTCTGATGCAAAAGAATGTTCACATACCTGGTCTTCAAATCTATGGATAGCACTTGAAACAATAGGCTTAACTTCTTCTTCCAAAGGTGGCAACCCATACATTTCACGAACCTCATTTTTAGTCATTACCTTAATCTTTTCTTCAATAGGCAATTGTTCTTCGATTGGATCTAACTCTTTTAAATAAATACGATTTGAAAAACCTTTTAATTTAAGTAAGTAGTTAAAGTCTTTCTCAATTTCAGCTTGATTAGGAATGATGTAAGTATTCTTATAAAGTTCGTAAGAATCATTTATTTGGTCTTTCGTTCCTAACTCACCTGCTGTTTTAATACCTACTAGCATAGGATTAGGAATGTGATGCCCAATAATTAATTCTTGAATAACTTGGTCGTTTAATTCTGTTAGTTGAGCATCTACATTTTGAGGTGTTAAATGTTCAATTGTTGGAGCAGAATCTTTGTTGCCACTAAATGTAATTAGTAAACTATTTGCTCTATCTGTTCCAGTGAATTTCTCTTTTAGTCTTGCTTCAATTTCTTCTTTTTCTTCTTCAGTTGGTCTGCCATTTGAGAAGTTAAGAATAGTTCCTGCATTAAAACCACTCTTAATCGCATTTAAACGATAATTAGAAAGCTCAACATCAACTTCTGCATAAACAGCACTCGCCACATAATCAGGCAATGGATAAGCATCTAAATCAGGCCTGTATTCTTTTGAAACAAATATTTGTCTTGCTGTTGGTTTTTCAGGATCAAATAAAGGGATGTATTCTAAATCGGTTTCTTCGGGACTTTGCTTTTGTTTGCTCCAGTCTTTTGAATACCAATAACCATCTGCATCTTTTGCCTTTCGTAAATTGTTATAAGGAAAGTGTAATAACTCAAAGTTGTTTCCTGCTTTATTCCAAATTACTTCTAAATAATAACCGCCGAATAACTTTTTATCTAATACACATTTTTTTACAATGTCTTTTAAAGTATCAAAATTAGTATTCTCTTTATTTATAAAGTCATTAGCTAATGCAATGTCTTGAATTGATAAATCAGTAGAATCAAAGCCAACACCAGCACCGCAAATGTAAAGAACCTTGCCGTTGATAAAAGCATTATGTTTAGAGCTACGATTGAATAAATAAAGTAAGTAACCAGGGTAGTTATTATAGTAACCACCTTCTTTATCTGCTCCATAAATTATCCATTCTTTTGATTTTTCTTCTTTAAATACAGGTGTTTTGTGTGCCTGTAGTTTAAGATTAATTACATCATATATATTATTCTCCATAAGTTATAATCGTTTTATTTTGATTATCGTAAGCATTAACAACAGGCAATGTACTTTCTACTTTTACCATTCCTATTTCAAGTAAGCCTTCTGCATTTGCTACGTTTAAATTACTTGAACTTGTTTGTTGATAAATTGCATATTCATAAAATCCCGTTTCAGGCAAAGATACAATTCCACTTGTTAAATTAGTAACTCCTGTTGTTTCAGTTATTAAAAATTTATTGTAACGAGTAGAAAAGGAACTTACATCACTTGCAATGAAATTAACTGTACTCATTAACACTTGATGTTTAAAGCTAAATAAATAGTAAGGATTATTTAAAGTAACTTTTTCTGTTAGTGTAAATACTAGAAAATTATTTTGCCCTTTATTTATTATTTGCATATTTTAAAAAGTACCATAAAAACAAAAGGTTGCATTTCTGCAACCTCTCGAATCAATCAAACGAACAGGAAAATTATATAATGCCTGAAATAACTCCTGAATTTACTTTGTTTGCAGGTAAAGGTTCTTTGCCTGTTAAAGTAATTGAGTAGCCATTTTTATCACCCATTGCTTTGCCAGTTGATGAAGTTCCTGCTGTTAAATGCATTGCTCTTGTTTCACCTGCTAAGTGATAAACATCATCTGCATCTTGAACAATAACAATCAATCTGTTTTGTGTTAATAAACGAACAATATTACGATTCTTAGCAGTCATTTTATAAACTGAAAAAACTAATGTTTGTTCATAGAAAGTTGTACCATTTTCAATTGATACAGTTGCATTCTCATCAAATTGTGCATCTTCTAACTCAACCTCAACAGTCCAGAATTTTTTTCCTGCTACCATTGTGATTCCACTAACTTGACCTGATGAAGCTGTAATTGTTGAAACATTGGCAAACTCTGTAAGATATATTTTCTTTACACCTCCCGCACCTTGGCGACAGTCTAGTGTTAATCCTTCAATTATATTACAAGCCATTGTTAAAAATTTTAAAAGGGAGTTTTTACACTCCCTTATGATTAATATTAAGCGTTAGTGTATTGAACAACGTGGTCAATGAACTTCACAGCAACACCTGCTCTGAAAGCACCAAACAATCTCCAAACTCTATCGTCTTTTGAATACCATGCTTCGATGTTTTCTAAGTCTGACTGTAAGTCAGTTCCGAATACTAAGTTAGAAGCGTAAGTTGCAATGATACGATTTCTTACTGCACTTGGAATTGAACCCGTATCGACGGTGGCATCACTCATGCCTGGAACGCCAATAACCTTCATATTAGTACCTGGATACATTAATTCCCAATTTTGCCATACTCCATCTGTATTATACTGTGAACCGTAGATTCCATAAGTTGATGTAATCTTTGCAGCTAATAAACGGAAAGTATCATAACCACAGAATGCTACTACTGGCTCATTAACTAAAGCTGCTGCTGGAACTTTTGCATAAATGTCATCAAAAATAGTTAATACGTTTGTTGCATTTAAAGTAGATGCTGTTGCTGCTACTGCTGTTCCTGCTGTGTCAATTGTTGCTAACCAACCATTCATTTGTTTTAATACAGTTGAGTTAGTGTAAGTAGTTTTACCTGCCCAAATCATGTTCTCAACGTTACGAGCAACTTGTGCTAATTTTCTGTCGATAATGTTTTGTGCAATTGATAAAGAATCATTGTTTGCTCCTGCTGGTAAATACTTTTGAGTATAGTAAGTATTTAAGTCTTTTAAACAGAATTGTTCTGCAAAGTTAATACCTACAGTCGCAATAGATACCTGTGAAAAAGTAGTAGTTCCTGAAGTTGTGAATGAACACGCTTCTGCTTGGAATGGTACTGTACTTTCTAATACAGGGATTTTTTCTGTTGACTTAATTCCTGTACGGATGTCAACTCCTTTTCCTAAAGTTACACCTCCTAATATTGCTTTGGAGATGAGGTCTGCTCTGTTTTCTTCAACATAAGCAGTCATTGAATCAAATGAAAATGCCATTTTGTTTTTTGTTTTATTGGTTAATAGTTATATACTTTTTTTCTAAATTCTTCTAAACTTGTAGTGTTTGATTTTTTAAAGTTTTCTTTTGAAGTTGACTTTGGCTCAACACTTGGAGCATCTGCAACTTTTTCAATCAATGAAAATAACTTTCTGTTTAAATCTGTTTGTGCTAAGATAGAAGCGTTTGCAGCTTCTAGAGCTTGATTTGATAAACCTAATGCAGATTCTAACTTTGATAAACGTTCGTTCAATTCAGCAAACTTTGCTTCAAATTGTTCGTTATTATCGGATGCCATTTCTTCCATAACAGGTTCTTCCATTACTTCTTCAGGTTCAATGCCTTTTACAACTCCGTTTTCAACATAAACTTTCATTGGCATTTCATTTACCATAATAACCATTTCAGTTACCTCAACTGGCAAATCCATAACACCATCAGGAGTTATAACTTGCAGTTTAGAACCTATTGCGATTTCTTCTGTATCAGTACGAACAATAGAACCGTCTTTTGCTTTGTAGTCAGCAAATTTCAAGTCTTTTACTTCGTCTTGAAAAATATCTTTGAACAATTCTTTCATATCTGAAAAAACTTCTTTAAACGTTTGTTTTTTATTTTCCATTGCTTTGTTTTTTTATAAAGTACATTAAATTCATTTAGTTGCAATCTCTGCCACTTTTTTTCTTAAGTTGTGTATTCTATCGGCTAGACTTTCGATAACGTTTACAGGAGCATCTTTTAGCTTTCTATGTGCAAAAGCACCCTCAACACTAAAACCTTTAAACACTCCTGTTCTAATAAAGTCATTCCAAACTTCGTTATTATCTACTTTAAAAGTTCCGAACCATGAACCCTCTGTTAATGTAGGATAGCCTTCAGGTGTTTTTATTCCTCTTGTTTTGTCAATAATAAAAGATTCAACCATGTAAACTCCATCAACTTGTCTTTCACTATCGTGCATCATGTTTACGTTATGAGTAAATCCTTTTTTGAAAAATCTTTGTGCTATTTTTTCAATCTGTTCTTTGTCAAACACTACATAGTATTCGCCACTTTCATCTGCTCTATAAATAGGTAAATCAGAAATCATTAAAGCACCGCTAATTAATCTACGTTCTTTATCTGCAAAGAATTTAAACTGACCTTTCATGTTTTGTTCATCCCATTTAGTATAACAAATAGCAGCAGCCTGGTCTTGTTCTTTTCCGTTTCCTATTTCAACTGCAATGCAACGTGATACAAATTCATCTTTTGTTTCACCTGCTCTTGGGTTTACAACCATTTTTTCTCTATCAATTTGCTCTAACTTTCTTTGCGCCCACTCTATGCCTTCATCTCCACCCCATGCTAACCACATTAATCTACCACAACCATCACCTAACTCTTTTTGTGAGTTTTGTCTGTGCCTTTCAAATGATGCCATGCGTGCAATCGTGTCCCTCGAAATGGGTAAACCCTTTGCTAACTGGTTTGCACGAGCTTTCCCGGTGGCTTCTCCACAATCACCCCATCCGTTTTCTTCAGCCCATCTTAAAGCTATTTTAGCATTCTCACTTGCTTGTTTTGGATAGTCTGTATAACTTTCAAATTGATGTTCTTTGAATGCGTGCCAATTGGTCTCTATTGCAGGTTGGTCTACCAAAGCAATGTACTCAACTCCAAGTTCATCACTATCATCAATTACTAATTTATAAACTGGTAAATTTTCCATGTTATCCTATTTTTGAATTATTACTTAATTTGTTTACTCTTTCTGTTACTGCTCTACTTTCACTTTCTACTACATAAGCTTTCATCGGTGCAGCTTCTCTATTGCCTTGTCCAGCTACTGTGCCATCAGGATTTAGTTGAGTTACTGTGTTTTGTGCTGTTAATCCTTGCGGAGGTTGACCAACGCCACCGCCTTGACTAAACGTTCCTAAGTTACCACCGCCACCGCCACCACTTGCACCACCGCCTCCACCTTCAAATTTAGTTTTGGCAATTACAGCTACTCTAGCCAATCCACTTGCTATTGCTATGGCTGCTGCTATGTTTGCTCTTATTGGTGCATCAGGTGTTGGAATTGCCATTTGACTTGCAAATGCTGACTGTGCAGCTTGGTACGTTTCAATGGTTGCCTGTGCTAAACTTGCAGCCTTTTTAATTTGAAATGCTTTCTTTTGACTTGCTTCACTTTTACCTGCAAATGCATCTACTAATGATTGAACGCTTTGTAATCCTTGTAAAGCTAATTTTGTTTTTTCTTCTTCGCCTTTTTTATAATCTTCAACTGCTTTTAATCTTGCAGCCTTTTGTGCATCTAACTTTCTTTGTTCTGCTTGTATTTCAGATTCTATTCTTTCATCTTCGAGTTTTAATCTTTCTTTTTCTTTTTCAAATTGTTCTTTATAAAACTCATTATCCATTTCGGATTGTCGCCTTAATACTTCTCTTTCAAAATCTCTTCTCCATTTAGC